TTTTATTTTAAATAATTAAAGAAATACATACTAATATACCCATACCCGTAATTATATTACGAAAATTTTTAAAACATACAACATGTCTACTGTCGGCAAATCTTACTTCGAAGAATCTGCACTTAAAGCCAATACCGAAAATGGTAAAGATTGGCTCAGGAAAGCACTCCATCCACCTGGCGCCAAAGGTACATCTTACAACGGTTACCCAGATAAGTCTGTCATACCTGCAATTCATCAAGAGTACAGACTCGATTGGGAAAACTTTTTACCTTCCCTCGATGATCCTAAAACTATGTTACTTCTACATTGTCCAAGCTTCATTAACCTTTTATTTCACGCCGAATTCTCCCAATCTTACCCTCTGGGCAATGATAACAATTGGCAACTTGCCCAAATTAATGATCAGATTTCTCAACAATCCGTCACCGGCGAGATGGGGAAAATCCAATCTGCCTATATGTCCGAAACCCTTCAATATGACGCCACCGGTTTCAACAATTCTGGTATGATCTACTCCGCCCAGTTCTCACCATCTGTTTACACTCTTAACCTCGTCACCGTAATCCGCAGATTGCATAAACAAGGCTCTCTCGACAAGTACATGCCCGAATTAGAAAAATCTTTTGGAGCGGACATGAAAGTTGCGTACAAAGCCATAACACAAAAAGTCAAACAAACCGCAAACACTAATGATTTCGAAATGATTTATGAGAGTGATTTTTGGAACGTTGGTGTACCTCTACCAATCACCACTCAACTTGTCCAGGTCGTCCAGTTAGGTCGACCTATAACTCAACCCACTGACATTTCGATGCTTTCACCCAAGAAATACACAGCCAGATCCACTGAAGGTGCTTTCATCGTCCATCAGACCAATGAAGATTTTAACAAATGGTGCTCAGTCCGATGTGGCACTTTCGTCAATGGTTCATCCTTTACCTCAAAACCCTTGATGGTCTGTATTTATGAGACCGTCGATGACCTAGGTACTGCATGGATCTTCCCATTCCGTGACGCTCGTGGTCTAGTTTTCGATGTCGAATGGCCAAATTGGACCTGGGCATATACCATTTTCACTGGTATGCAACCCGGTGCCGCAGGTGGTAGTCCACCTTTAGTTAACATCAAAACCATCAGAGGTATCGCAATTGCACCAACTGTTCGAAGCATTCTTAATGCTTCCACTGTATCACCCGCCCTTTACGATCCGCAAGCTTTGCAAACATATTCTGTCATAACTCAATCCAGACAAGACGCCATGCCAGCCGAATACAACATGTTCGGTTCACTACTCGGTGGATCCGGCATAGCCGTGCCTTTAATGTCTAGCACCATTTCAAGCATCTCTGATG